AGGTCTAAAGAAACTACCTACTGAGGTACGTAATAAAATGGGTTTTATGAAACGTGGTGGTATGATGAAGGCTGGAAAAATGGACATGCGTAAAGGTGGCATGTTTTATAAGTAATGGCTAAACGTAAAGATCCAAAAGTAGGTACAGGTAAAAAACCTAAAGGGTCTGGACGTAGATTATACACAGATGAAAATCCTAAAGATACGGTGTCTATTAAGTTTGCAACTATGGCAGATGCTAAAGCTACAGTTGCAAAAGTAAAAAGGATAAATAAACCTTACGCAAGAAAGATTCAGATATTGACAGTAGCTGAACAACGTGCTAAAGTTATGGGTAAGACAGCTATTGCTAGTGTCTTCAAAAAAGCTAAAGCAGACTTGCGAAGGAAGAAAGATGCCGTATCTACAAAGTAACATACCTTATTTTAAAGCATGGGTAAGAAAAGAATATACAAAGAACTTAGAGGAATATCACGGAGAGTTCCTTCACTGCATGGTAATAGCAGTGACAACAATGCCAAACAGAACTCTAAGTTTTCAGGTGATATTTACAGGATGCGAGTCAGACGAGTCCGAAGAAGACCACAACGTTCACGGGGGAGCTATGTGGGCTAGGATGCCCCTTACAGCTTTAGTGGCAGATACTCCTTATGACAAATGGCCTAAACCTTTACCTACGTATTTAGCACAACCTTGGGACTGTATGTCACACTGGCATTCTGTTTATAAGATGGACAGAGCAAGCCCTGCCCCTTGGATAGCTAAAGTAGATGGAGAGTTTTATCCAGCTAAATATTATTTTACAGTTGACTATACAGATAGTGAAGTAGCAGATGATCCTGCCCAACATAAACAATCACACGTGTTGGAATTACTAGATGCAGGAAAATATACAGGTAACATAGTTGCGTTACCCAATAATAGAGTGAGAGTAACTCACCCCGCATGGTTTGAAACGGGAGAAGGTGCACCAGATTTTAGGCCGAATCAAAACATATTTCACTCAAAAGAAGACATTAACTATGTCTGGGATACGCAACGAGTGTTTGATAATTTATATAGTAAAAAGGAGTAATTGCATATGGCAATGCAAAAGATGAAAAAGAAGGGTATGGCACGTGGGGGCATGAAGAAAAAAGGCATGGCTCGTGGTGGTATGAAAAAGAAAGGGTATGCTAAAGGTGGTGTAGGTTCAAGTGATCCTGCATGGCTAAAAGCTATGAAAAAAGAAGCTGATAAACTTGGTTTACCTTTAAGAGAACTTTTAACAAAAAGTATGAAAAACAGCAAATCTACCCCTAAAAAAGCAGCAGCTAAAAAAGGTGGTATGATGAAGAAAAAGGGTATGGCCCGTGGTGGTATGAAGAAAAAAGGTATGGCTCGTGGTGGCATATCTAAAAAACGTACTCGTTAATAAACAAGGAGATTTAAAATATGTCACTAACAGCAACAAGACAAGAAGGTATTGAGGTATACGAATCACCACTTACCTTTACAACTATGAAACAAGTAGTAACCAGTATTACTGATTCTACTAAAACGGTAACTGCAGCAGAGTCAGGTACAATCTTCACACTAAATCGTGCAGGTGGTATTACAGTAACACTGCCTACAGCAGCAGCAGGACTAATGTATGAGTTTCATATAGGAACAACATTTACAGGCACACTAACAATTAATGCTGACTCAGCATCAGATACACTGCAAGGTGTGTTGACTATGGTTGATACAGATATCACTGTAAACGATTTGGATGATGGTGTAGAAAACTGTGGTTTCTCTAAACCTGCAGCAGCAGATCACCAGATTGTAATGGATGCAGATGGTAAAGGTCGTTTACTTGGCGGCATGATTAAGTATGTCTGTATCACAGATTCAAAGTGGGTAGTTTCAGGACACACTATTGGTGATGGTGCTATAGTTACTCCGTTTACATAATAGGAGTTAATAATGGTTGATCAAGTTGGTCTTATAGGTGAGGACTTAGGGTGGACAGTACAAACTGCTGTTACCCTAAGTAACACCAATACAACACACGTAGACTGTACTAATGCCAGTGTAGTGTATATAGAAACTAGTCATAAGCTAGATGTAAACTTTGGTTCTGCAGAGGCTGACGTTACAGATAATGATATAGAGTTACCTGCAGGAGCACATAGTTTTATAGTTCCTAAAGCAGTAGGTAACTCTACTATTTTAAATTATAGACGTGCAGAAAGTTCTAGCACAGTTGTTCGTGTAGTTTTATCTTAAAAATAGTTGCAATCCTGTCATATCGGGGTTGCAACATTATGCATTTTATGTTATAACTAAATATGTTATAACTATCTCTAGTAAGTAGAAACTTACAACTAAAGGAGATAGAAATGTTAAAAAGAATATATAACTTTTTTAAAAAATCACAAAACAATAAAGTTGCTTATTGGCAACTAAAACATATGTCTGATAGGGCATTAAAAGATATAGGGGTTAGTCGTGGCGAAATCTACCAGAAAATCTACGGTGAACAAAGCTGGAAACTATACTAAACCAGCCATGCGTAAACGTCAGTTTGCCAGAATAAAAGCTGGTACTAAAGGTGGTGGTGCAGGGCAGTGGTCAGCACGTAAAGCTCAAATGTTGGCTTCTGCCTATAAAAAAGCAGGTGGAGGATATAAATAATGATGCGTTATCTAAAAAGACTTTGGTGTGCTTTAATAAATCGCAAGTGTAATCCAGAGTGTGACTGTTGTTAAATGACTCTTGCAAAATCTCAGAAAAGTTTAAAGGATTGGACTAAGCAAAAGTGGAGAACTAAAAGTGGCAAGCCAAGTGCTAAAACTGGAGAACGTTATCTCCCTTCTGCTGCTATTAAGTCTCTCAGTGCTTCTGAGTATGCAGCTACTTCAAGAGCCAAACGAAAAGGCAAGAAGGCAGGTAAGCAGTTTGTGGCTCAACCTAAAGAGATCGCAAAGAAAACTGCCAGATTTAGAAGGACTTAAACCATGAATTTTACAGATTGGTTTGCTCAATATTATGTTTGGATAATATTTTTAATTTTAATAGATTTATATATTATTTGGATGTTACCATGAATATAGATCCTGTAGCAGTTCCTATACCAATACCACAGGATAGAGTTATTACAGATTGGCCCGTTAAAAATAAACAACAACGTGTAGAGGAAACGGCAAAAGCAATAGATAGAAAGTCTGATAAATATAGATACGACAGTGCTTATAAACATCATCGTAAACATATAGACTTTATTGTAGCATAGGAATACTAATGGCTAGTACAATTATAGATAACTATAAGATCTTTCCAAGACTAATGATGTTAGTTGTAACTATATTAACATATCAATCTGTCCATTGGTATATGTCCTTACCTGATCCTACTAATGGACAGGCAGGACTTGTATCCGTTTGTATGGGAGCCTTAACAGGATGTTTTGGCATCTGGATGAACAAAGAAGCAAAGACTGATAGAGGTGTTAAGTGATGACATGCTCATGGCGTTTATATTACTTATTACGGTTGGAGGTCAAGCATATAATACGCAAGATATGTACT